CCTGCACCTGGAGTATTACCTTGGGTAGGATATATAACTAAACCATTAGCGGCAGGACCATTCACTGGTAAAACTTGGAAAGATATTTTAAAAGCAACGGGTGTCGGTGTAGCAGAAGCTGCGGTAGCCGCTGGTATTGGAACAATTGCAGAAGGAAAAGATTTAACTGCACAAAACATAGGAGATAGATTAATATCCGGATTAACCGATGCGGGGTCTAATACTAACATTGATTCAAATCAACAAAATGCGTTAGCTGCACTATCAACTGGTGACCAAAACCAAATAGCTTCCGCATCACAGACATTAAATACCAATAAAAAGGTGTAAATTTTAACTTTCAATATTTATTAACAAACAGAACAATAATTTTTTATGAAATCAGACATTTTAGTATCACTAATTAAAGAAGTGGTGAAGAATGAAGTCAAAGCACAAGTTAAAGAAGAAGTTGCTAAACTTATCAAATCTGGTGCGGTTACATTGAACACCCAAAAGAAAGAAGCAGTTCCAACATTAAAGGAAGCCATTAAATCGGTAGACCCATTTGTTGCTGCTAATTCTGCATTACAACAAAGTAGAAAAACAACACAACCACAACAAACTCAAAGGGAATTTTCAAAAGACCCTATGATTAATGAGATTCTTAATATGACACAACCATTCACATCGGAGCAACGCAAAGAAGGTGCTCAATCAGTTGGTAGTGTATTAGATATGATTAAACCTGAATTAAGAGTTGATGAAAGTGAGTGGGAAACATTAGATTATAGAGAGGTGAATGTTCCTCAAAATACTCCTCAATTCGAATCAACTGGTGATGGGTTGCAAGATGCTACTATAAAAGCATTGACACGAAATTATTCAGAATTAGTTAAAAGATTTTAATAATGGCAATAGAGTTAGGTAAAGTTAATGTAACAGATTTAGCGGAAAATGATTACAAAATATTAGGTATTGGGATTAATAAAAATTCCGATTCTAATGGTGTATTTCCGGTAAACTATACAACTCTAACTCAAGCTAAAGATAATTTAAAAAGTCTTATATTAACACGAAAGGGTGAGAGATTGATGAATCCTGAATTTGGATGTGATGTTTGGAAAGTGTTATTTGAACAAATGGATGGTAGTATTATTGAATCACAAATTGAAGCATATATCGTAGAAGCGGTTGAAAGATGGTTACCATATTTAACGTTAACTTCGATAATTTTTGATTACGATGATAATGATATTGATACAAATAAAATATCTTTGGATATTAAATTTGCATTAGCATCCAATCCAAGTTTAACAGAATCAGTACAAATAAATGTAAATAACTAATAATGGCAATTAAACCGTTAGATAAAAGTTGGGGTAGTGATACAAAGAATATCAATTATATTGGTAAAGATTTTGCTACATTTAAGCAAAACTTAATAGAGTATACTAAAACATATTTCCCAAACACATATTCAGATTTCAACGAATCTTCACCTGGTATGGTATTTATTGAACAAGCTGCCGCAATCGGAGATGTTCTTTCATTTTACCAAGATACTCAATTAAAAGAATCAATGTTGTCACACGCTACGGAACGTAAAAACGTAGTATCGTTAGCACAGGCAATGGGGTATAAACCAAAAGTAACATCACCTGCGGTAACAACTTTAACGGTTTATCAATTAATACCATCGGTTTATAATGTAACTGGTGGAAACGAATATGGTCCTGATAGTAGATTTTATTTTAAGATAAAAGCGGGGTTTGAAGTTCAATCTTCTACTAATAGTAATATAACGTTTATAACAACCGATACTATTGATTTCGCAAATGAAACAGATAGAGGTATAGATGTCTATGAAAGGGATGTAACTACTGGCGAACCTACTCAATATTTAATATCAAAAAAGGTTAAAGCTATTTCGGCAAATCAAATTACTACCGGTATTACGTTAGGAAATGATACGGATTATCCATCTATACAATTAAATGAAACTAATATAATTCAAATAGTTTCTATTGTAGATTCTAATAATAACAAATATTACGAAGTTCCTTATTTAGCACAAGAAAGTGTATTTGTAGAACAACCAAATATTGATGATTTATCGCAATATTCAGGTTCAGTACCATATATTTTAGAAGTACAAAAAGTACCTCGTAGATTTTCAGTAAAAATAAATCAAGATAATACAACTGAAATACAATTTGGTAGTGGTGATGTTAATTTAAACGATGAACAAATACTACCAAATACAAAAAATATAGGGTTAGGTTTAGCTAATTCTATTCAAAGATTAAATCAAGGTATTGACCCATCTAATTTTTTAAAAACAAATACATTTGGTATAGCACCTGCTAACCAGGTGTTAACTGTAAAATATTTAACAGGCGGTGGTATTGAATCCAATGTTAACGTTGGAGATTTAACAACAATACAAAAATTAGAATTCGAAGAGGATTTACTTTCAATACCTACGGAATATTTATCAATGTATAATTCATTCAAATCATCAATCGCGGTTGAAAATTTAGAACCGGCTATTGGTGGTAGAGGTGCAGAAAGTATTGAAGAAATTAGACAAAACGCATTAGCAGCATTTGGTTCACAAAATAGAGCAGTAACTAAACAAGATTATATAGTAAGAGCGTTATCATTGCCTGAAAGGTATGGTAGTGTTGCAAAGGTGTATGTTTCTCAAGATGGTGAGATTGATAACAACTCCCCTGCATCAATTCTTTCAAATCCAAATTCTATTGCAGAATTTACTAATTTAGTAAGTGGGTTAAAAGATATGAGTAAAGCCGAAATACAAAAGGAATTAGTTAAATATCTTTCAACAAAGAAATCATCTTTAAATGAAGTAAATAATCCATTTGCAATCAATATGTACGTTTTGGGTTATGATTCTAATAAAAACTTAACAAACTTAAATCAAGCGGTTAAACAGAATCTTAAAACCTATTTAGGTGAATATAGAATGATTACCGATGCAGTTAATATGATTGATGGGTTTGTTGTAAATATAGCATGTGATTTTGATATTATATGTTATTCAAATTATAACAAAAGAGAAGTAGTTTCTAATTGTTTATCACAATTACAAGATTATTTTAATATAGATAATTGGACATTTAACAAACCAATAAACATTTCAGAAATAGAATTGATATTGGCTAACGTAGAGGGAGTAATGAGTGTTCCTTCTGTAAAGATTACAAATTTATGTGGTGGTGATGGTAATTACTCTCCAAATAAATATAATATAGAACAGGCAACACAAGGTAAGATAGTATATCCATCTCTAGACCCGTGTATATTCGAAGTTAAATATCCAAACAAAGACATAAAAGGGAGGGCTTTATAATGCATAAATTTTATACATCATCATACGATGCGAGCATCTACTTACAACAACCGGAACAAAATGCCGGTAGAGATGAAATATTAGAAGTAGGTAAACTATATTATGGTTCTACCAAAGATATAGCTAGAACATTAATTAAATTTAATGTTTCTAATTTGGAAACGGGTAGTAATTGGAAAGCATATTTAAATTTAAAAGCATCTAAATCGGAAGAGATTCCTTTAGAATATACAATTTATGCCAATGCAGTTTCTCAAAGTTGGACAATGGGAACTGGTACTAAATTCGATAATATAACATCAGATGGTGTAAGTTGGAAATATAGAAATGGAATTGATACTTGGCAAGATAATGTAATAGCAGGAACTGCTGTATTTGCAGCAGGAACAACTGGTTCTGCAAATGCGGAAGGTGGTACTTGGTATACTGGTTCAGAAGCATCTCAATCTTTTAATTATGAGAACGATGATGTTAGAATTGATGTTTCTGGTATAATTAATCTATGGGTTAGTGGTTCTATACCAAATAATGGGTTTATTGTTAGACACGGATTAACTAATGAAAATGATACATTAGATTATGGTGTTCTTAAATTTTTCTCAAAAGAAACTAACACAATATATCAGCCTAAATTAGAAATTGTATGGGATGATAGTTCATTTTCAACTGGTAGTTTATTACCTGTAACGGGTTCAGCTGAAGAAGGATATAAAGTAGTTGTTACAAATTTAAAAAGAGAATATCTAAAAGATAGTAAGGTACGAATTAGAGTTAAAGGTAGAGATATGTATCCATCTAAATCATTTGGAACAACATTTGAATATGACCAAACTAAATATTTACCAACAACATCATACTATCAGTTAGAAGACTATAATACGGGTGATATTATATATCCATTTGATGTTTATACTAAAATTGGATGTGATTCAACTTCAAACTATTTTATATTAGATTTGGGGACATTACCTGCATATAGAACATATAAATTAAAATTAAAAGTAATTGATGCTGGTATAACTACCATAATTGATGATAAATTAGTATTTGAAATAATAGAATAATGGCATTAACATCATTAGAAGCAATTGCTTTAAAATTGCAAGAAAAAAGAACTACCGATTTAGAAAATATTCTAAAAGTATCGGGTTCTTCTGCTATTTCAAAAAATGATTATGGTGTAACAATCGTAAATGAAAACGATGTAGCATCATCTTTGTTATTCAAACCATTGGTTAAATCTAAAATAGATAACGTTGAGCTTATGAAAGCGGTTGACGTTGAAGTTAAAGAATTAAAACCAAATATTCCAGAAATAAATCGTAATTTAGTTCCCAAAACATTATACGAT